TTTCTTGCATCTGTTTAAGAAAGTCATTTGCAGTTACTTGACCAAGCGTGGCTAACTCTATCTTGTTCATTGTATCAGGCGTTGGAAATCTCTCTGACTTCACTAACCTACAAATAGCTGAACGAGTTAAGCCTGATTTGATGGCAAACTTATTCTGTGTAAGTCTATTCTGTTTTATGTAATCAATTAATTTCATACTGCTATGATATTTAGTTGTTGACAATCTGTCAATTATAATTAAATAATATGTTGACAGTAAAGATTATAAAGCATAACCTAGTAATCAATAGCAAAGGAACGGAGGTTTATTATGAATGAAGATTTATGTTTATGGTGCAGAGAGGATACATCATTTGGCTCAGGAAAGTTTGTTAATCGCATACCAGCAGACAGACAAGATGGCATTGATGATAAGTACGAAAGTGGTTTTATGTGTGCTGATTGTCAATGTGTAGAGTGTGATGTTTGCAAAGAAAGTAAGATGGATTATGACATAACAGAAAATGCAAACATTATTTGTCGTGATTGTGTTGATGACAAAATGCTTTTTTTACATCAAGAGGATATGGTTAAAAAGTTTGGGCATTTATTTAAGATTGATATTAAAAACTTTGAATATGGTGGCGATCAATGGGAAAAGTTTATAGATGATTTACGAGGTCTAACTTATGTTGATAGCGTGGAAGATGGTTATTTAGTACAGGAGATAGAATGATGACTGAGATACCTGACTACAGAATAGACTTTGGTATGAAACACGAAAGTGCAAGTAACGGAACCATTACTAAAGATGAAATGGTGCTGAAACATTACCTTAGAAAAGAACACAACATGAGCTTTCCTATGGCATCACGACCAATATCAGGCATCAAAGTACAGACAGGTGTTGATTGTGCTATGGGATTACATAACTTTAGTCCAATCAGAGGACAACAAGACCCTATGGAAATCAATGAGTCTGTTAGATATGCACTCACAGAGTATCAGGGTTACACACCTAGAACATGGGATAATGGCAAAGATGCAGAAGAATACGAGGAGTTTCGTGAGCATCTACCTGAAATGGTTAAGCACGCAGTTGATGGACTGCACAAGTATTTTGAGGGTGTCAATCGTATTGAGGGAGAATCAATGAAGCAATTTGTTGAACCTAAGATAGATGTACCAATAGTTTTATATCAGGATTACTCAGGTGGCGGCAGACAAATTGATTTAAAATGCTCTTTGCCTATGAGAAACCCACCAAAGAAAGATGGAACTAGGTCTTGGCGAGTGCCTAAACCTAAGACAGAACCATCTGCACAACAAGTAATGCAACAAGCAGTCTATTGGAAAGCTACAGGAGAGAAACCAGCTTTGTTATTTGTTACGGCATCAGGCTATAACATAGTAGACGAAACGAATTGTGAGCTTATGACAGAAGAAAGTCTGCAAAGAGCTTATGATGACATGGTACGTTCTTGGTTAGTCACTCAGAACTTACTAAAAGCAAGCAGAGGTTCATGGAAAACACTAGCTGGTATGGTTAATCCTGACATGGTGCAACTATCAGCAAGACATGGACCTAAGATAATACAACTAGCAAAACAACTATGGGAGTTATAACATGACAAAACTAATTAATGAAAAACTTAACATAACATTGAGTTTAGTATCTGATCTTTATTGGGAATACGACAGAATGTCTAGTAGTGGACAGTTTACATTAGACAAACTAGCCAAACTTTATGGCATTGAGACTAATGCAGAGCTTGAAGAACGTATGTCTAAAATGACAGAAGAAGAATATAAACAAGAATTGGAGAATTTATAATGACAAATCCAATAACATTAAGACGAAACAACGATCCTTACACTAGCCACGAAAGTGCTAACAAAGTAGAAGCAAATCAAATGGAAAAGATAGTGTGGGAAGTCATAGATTCTTTTGGCGAAACAGGGTGTATTTCAGATCAGGTGCAGTATGCCCTAGCACAATACCGATACAGCACGATTACAGCACGCTACAAGGCACTAAAAGATAAAGGACTAGTGATTGTAGATGGAAGTGCAGTTAAAGGCGAGAGTGGCAGAAAACAGCAAAAGATGTGGAGTTCAAGACATTACCACCATGAATCTGTAACTGATGAGGAAAGAATACAACATATGGCAGAAGAAAGGGCTGGAATATGAAGTTTACTGAACAAGAATTATGCTTAATTAAAAGATGTGTTTATAAATGTGTTCCAACAAGAGCTATTATAGATCTAAGTAATTATACAAAAGGTTTTTCAAATACACATTTATACACATTATTAAAAAAATTAGACGAGGTAAAATATGATGCTGAATGAATTAGTTAGTAAATGGCAAAGAGAGATGACTGATACTGAACAGTATCATGCACAAGCTATAGATATGTTAGAAAATCGTATAGCTAAACTAGAGAGTAAGCATAAGACTGTTACGAAGCAGAACGAATTGCTTATGGAAATGTTAAGTAAACTAATAAGAGGAAAGAATGAGTGATTTAAACAAAGCTATGGATTTAGTTGCGAATTTGCACAAGTCTCATGGCGTAAAACAAAAAGGTAACAAATTATACACAATGGTTGTGCATAGAACTGAAGCCTTTAGACGAGCACTTGGTACAGATTTTGGTATTTTTACTGAGATATTGGTTGATGATGGGAAAAGAGTTATTCTTAAAGCTATCATTACAGATAGAGATGGTCGTACCATTGGATCAGGTCACGCAGAAGAGATACGAGGGCAAGGCATGGTTAACAATACATCTGCTATAGAAAATGCAGAGACCTCAGCGATAGGTCGTGCTCTTTCTAGCTTAGGTATTAGTGGTGGAGAGTATGCAAGTGCGAATGAACTTGACGCAGTTGAGAGAAAGACACAAAACTTGAAACAACCTGACGAACCTTTTACTAAGGAAGACTTCCAAAATCTACCACCTAACAACCTAAAACCTCGTGATGTAACAGCCGAAGAAAGGAGAGAAATACACGAGAAAAAGCTGCTAGACTTTGACCATTGGTGTCAACAACAGAGAACTGTTCAACATCTACACGCTTATTTCAGTGAGTGTGAATCTACATTAAATGATATGAAAGAGCATAATGTAGATCTATACAAAAAAGCAGTTGACATATTTACTAAACATGAAGCTAATTTAGAAAGGAAAACAAATGGCTAATCAATATAGAAAAGTAATAAACATAACACTATTCCCTAATTCAGAGGGAAAAGCTACACATGGTAACTCAAAGTGGACACCATACAAAGATGGTAACCCAGCAGATATCCATCTTAGAAAAGATGCTAGATACAGCGTAAAGTTGTTTGGCAATGATGATGGATCACTTGGTCTTGCCATATCAGAGGTGGTGCAAGGTGTATATAACGACAGCATATCAGATGGTGTGTCACAACCAGGAATGAAATCACTAGCTCAATCTATTGATCCACCAAAGCCTAGTCCTATTTCAGCATTGAAAGATGAGCTAAATGATGAAATCCCATTCTAAGGCTTATTATTCTACCCAGGAAGCTACCGAACTGATGTTTGGAGATACACCAAGTAATAGAAAAAGACTTCTTCGTTTGTTACAGAACGGAGAGGTCAAAGGTAAAAAGTTTGGTAAGCGTTGGTTTGTATATGCAAGCGAAATAAATGGAGAGGGCAATGAACAAAGCTGGTGAAGATTTCGAAAACTGTTATGTCTGTGGTACAAGATTAAAAGAAGTTACCACTAAGAGAAACAGTCAAAGGAGATGTAAAAGCTGCATCTATCATGGCATAGGAGAAATAAAACCAGCCGTTGAAACTTCAGATGAAGATGATTGGAGTGTGCTTGATGATCCAAGAGCCGTTAACGAGAAAGAATACGGCAGAGTCTTGAGAGAACCAACACAAATGCACAATGGTCACTCTAGCTTATCTAGTTTAATCACAGGTGGATCTAGTTATGAGCATAAACATGGACCAGCTAGAGAGGGATATAGACACAAACGCAGTAAGAAAAAATAACTACTTCTTTTTCTTCTTTGACATCATAATCTTTTTTTGCAAAGCACTAGGCAATGTCTTTTGCTTTGCAGTTAAACCTTTACCAGCCATCTTTTTCTTAGCTGGTCTTCCTCTTTGTGAACCATAAGTTCCTTTACCCATTGGCATATTAGTCTCCTTTTTTATTTTTTTGCTTTATTACGTCTACTAATTGCAGCAGCTTTTCTTTTAGCGTCTGCTTTACTACTAGCACCCCATGCACGAAGCGAAAGTAATAATCTTGTAGGTTTGCCTTTAGCATCTCTTTCAGGTCCACGCATACCTCCCATTCTTGCCAAAAAACTGGCTCTTCTTGGATTGTCACCCTTCTTAACTGGTGCTTTTAAATTCATTCCCTGCCGTCTAGCAGAAGCTCTACCCCTGGCATTTAATCCACCTTTAGGATTCTTTCCTGCTTTTCTTTGCCATGCTGGAGTCTTAGCCATTTATCAACCCATGTCTGTATCCATTTTGCCTGTCAAATGTCAGAGTTTCTTTTCTTCCATTCTCAACATAGCTGCAATGTATCCAACCAGTGTTACCACCAGTATAACATTCTAGTATTAACTGGTCAAAGTCCAAATTATCTTCTATCCATTTTGCAAGCTCATAGTTATCCATACCAGCTACCTCAAAGTCTGCTGCTTGTCCTTTACAGTGCTGACTATTCTCAGAGCTTCCTATAGCAATAGACAACTCAGGGCATCTATAACCACTGGACACAATAAAGGAACCAAACTTATTTCGTATTGGCTGGAGTATATTCTCACATAATAAAGTCAGGTTGTAGATTTCGTCTGCGTTTGGGATGTTGTCTATCCCTTTTCTCTCTGCTGTTTGACTCTTCGTTAATTCGCTTAGCGAGAAGTTTGGACTCAGCTTGGACATTACGTAACCTTTCTAAATCTTTTCGTTTTTGCTGCAATCTTTTTGGGCTGTTTAGATACTTGTTTACCTGCTCTAGTTGCTTTTCGTTTAGCAGCCGTAGTCTTGGCGTATTCACTGGCACTAAGAGCCTTAATCGCTTTCTCAGGTAAATAACGCTCACCTGTTGCTTTACGCCCTTGTGTACTAGGTTTGCCACTCTTGGTTCTCCACTTTTGTTTTGTCCAAGATTTTAGGGATCTTTGTCTTTTTGTGAGTGCCATTATTTATATCCACCACCTTTAGCCTTATACTGTTTGGCAAGCATCTGTGCTTTCCTTGCAGACCATTGACCAGGCTTACCACCTTTACCACCAGCCTTTATCCTTTGGAATAACTGCTTTCTCATAGTAGGCTTGGTGTAGTTACCTGACTTGTTTACTGTAGATTTAGCCATGTTACTTGCTCTTAATCATTCTTGTCAGTGTCTTGGCTTGCTTTGCGTGCATCCTTGATGCTTTTTTTAACGCAGTTGCTACTTTTTTTACTTTTCTAACTTTAGATTTAGACTTCATTTTGTCAACCCCTTTTGCTTTTCATAAGTTCTCA